CAAACGACTTCTCTCACTAACTACTTCACCTTCTGGTTCATAATGAGCATATTGTGGTTGCTTTTTACTTGCTTGTCTAGGTCCCGGCGGCCGGCGTCTTATACCACCAGGTCTACCACCACCCATATGTGGTTCAATTCCTCCATCAGTACCTACCCTGACTGGTGTACTGGGACCAGCGTTCTCGATCATCTCACCTTTTGGTTGATATGAATTTCTCTGGTATTTTTTCAATGCTGGACTTCTATTAAAGATGGTGTCATATCCACTAGGTTCATATCCATATGATTTCATTATTTCAGTTCTTTTCTTTATCCCACTTTGAATTGTATTCACTCTATCTCTCGTAACATCACCAATGCTTGGTCCAGGAGTGTGAAGGGGGTTTGGAATTCCGTATTTCTTCCCGCCAACTTTAACTGTTGGACCAAGATAACCATCACCTGGTTTACCTGCTTGAATTTGTTCCCCTACCATCACGGTAGGATCTGCAGGATCAAATTCTTTTGGTGCAAAGTAAGTGACTTTAGCATCAGGATAGATTTTGCGAATCTTATCTTCTACTTCTTGTCTAGTTGGCTTTCTCAACTCAGGGAAGAAAATTTGAATTGAATAAGTTTTACCTCTCCAATTCAACATGACTGCATAAGTATGTCCGTTCTGATTGATACGGATTCTTTCTTCGTATGTTACCTCTTCTTTTTTCACGCAGTTGTTATAGGTCTTACCAAACATCTTTTTGGTGCCTTTCTTTTCATATCCCTTCCAACACTTTTGACCTTTTTCATTCAGTTGAATGAGACCTGCAGTTTCAAGTGCCATGACTTGTGAGGGAGAAAATTCAAACTCTTCCTTCTTAGTCTTATTACCCCAGTTTGCAACACCAACCTTACGACACTTGACTAATGCACCGGATGCATATGCAGAAGGCCACACAGAGTAACGAGACTTGACCTTATGATAACAAGCGTCTTTGCTTCCACTACCCTTTCCTTTCTTGTCTTTGGCTTCAGTCATAGCTTCAATATCATAAGTCTCTCTGCAGATGCATGGATTATGACCACAACGGGGGCAGGCAGTTTCTTTCATGGGTTCTGGTTTGATAACGTCTTGAATAGTTGCAAATGTATTACCGTAAGCATCGACTAGTTCTACGTTCTCTTTTCTTGTCTTTCTATCAGTTTTGACATTGGTTGGTTTTGCAGCACCAGTTTTTTGCTGTTGTCCAGGATCTTTTCTTCTCTTTGCAGCGGCAGCAGCACGTCTTTCTTTCTTGGACATGCTTGCTCTTTTTGCAGAGGAAACACATTTAGGAATACCTTCACCAGGTTTGTCACTTGCACAGGAATCTCCTGTCACAACATTGACCCAACCTTTCTTCCCGTCTTTTGATTTGGATTTGCCAAACCAATCACGAAGACCTTCCTCACTCACGGTGCCACCGTTTCCGTTGCCACCATTACCATTGCCATTACCATTTCCGTTGCCGTTACCATTCTTTTTGGTATCTTCAACCGAGTGACCATTTTCTTTGCGAAGCATTCCAGCACGACCAACCATAAAACCCTTTGGAATGGGTTTACATTCTTTATTGGTGTAACAGTAATATTCCCCTGCGGGACACTTCCCGTTTTTCATTGATACAAAATTAGTCGTGTATTATTTATACTTTAATAAGAGTTCTGACGAGTTTAAAAACTGTTGATGAAGAAGTGGTTGGTGTAGCCAATAATCTTACATTTCCTGAGTTGATATCAGTATCAAATGATGCAAGTAATGATCCTGTCTTGATCGTTGCGTATTCAGTTCCATAAGATGTAGTTCCGTCATGAACAATGAATACTTCAGTAATGTGATATTCAGAACCTCTTGTAATTTGAATCTGATATTTGACTGAACGATATGTGGCTGCAGCAAACGTATCTACCGCTGTTTGTGATGTTGTTGTAGTGGTTGCAGTTACACTAGAAATGGGTGTATTTGTAAAATTATCATAATCTAAGTAGTACGATGCAGCCTGACTGTTTAACTGAGTTGAATTGGTTGCAGTATCTGCATTACCAGTAAGATTACCAACGAAACTAGTTGCGGTTACAACACCAACAAAGAAACCATTGCCCTCCGGACTCAGTGTGGTGCCACTACCAACTTCTACACCACTTCTAGCGGTAATGAGTCCAACAGAATCAATATTTGTTACGTCTTCATAAGTAAGTGTGCCACCAATAGAAACGTTGCCACTAACCGTAAAATTACCACTCACACTATTAGTGATAAAACCAGCACCGTTTGTTAACTGATTGTTATTAGTGGGGATTGTGGGTGTATTTGTAAAATTATCATAGTCAAGATAATATGATGCAACTTGACCATTGAGTTGTGTTGAATTGGTGGCAACACCTGCGGAGATTGCAAAGGTTGATATACCTGCAGTGTTTGCATATCCAGTATTACCACCACCACCAGATTGATCTACAAACTTGAGTTTTTCTGATGAAGAGTCGTAGGAAAGAACTCTACCATTAGCAAGATCATCCGTGTCAACATCGTCCATTCGCAGGACTCTGACTTCACCAGAACCAGGTCCATGTGCAAGAACTTTATAGAGAATATTTCTAAGTTCTTTTACTTCTGCCTTGATACTATCGACAGTTGGATCGTTGGGTTCAATATCTTTGAGTTCTTCTTTGAGTTGAGTATCAATAAACTTGATAGCTTTAGAAATTGTATCGTCTTCTTCGACGGTTTCTTCTACAACTTCTTCCTCAACAACCTCTTCTTCTATTTCTTCTTCTAAGGAGGAGATGTCGAAATCATCTGGAACACCTACAACAACTGGGGTAGTTTCTTTTGGTTTTTCTAAAGAAACTAAAAGATTGTCTAGACTTTCAATCAGTTTTTCTTCTTTCTTCTTCTGTTCTTTTACTTCTACTTTTGCACTTTCAATGCCAGTAAAAAGTGAGGTAGCCATCGACTCTAAATCGACATTGGCTTCCTTGAGTAAATTATCAAATTCTTCTTCTTTTTCTTTTTTAGCCTGACCAATCAGACTAAAAAATTCTGACAGTTCTTGAGACTTCATTTAACATCCTTATTTTTCTGTTGCTTGAGTAGTTTTTGAAGTTCTGCAGTGGAACCAACAAACAGAGCATTTGTCACATTAGTAGGACCTCTGTTTGGTTCTTCATCAATATCTTTCATCTTTTTCTGTAGATCGATAAGTTTATCCGTAGTGTCTGCAACACTTTTTATCAATTGTCCTGCAACTTCATATGCTCTTGCAGAATCGGACTCTTGTGCAAGTTCAAGGATACCATTGACAGCTTCCTGCCCCTTCTCAATCAAGGAATACAGATTACCTCTAGAATATTCATAGTCCTTACCGATGTCATCTTTTCCTTTTGGTTTTTCAACTAATTTAGGAGTTTCTTCCGCTGGAACAATGGAAGCCTCTACATCAAGAGCATCATTGATTGCATCAAAGTTTTTCATCATTCACCTCCATCGGTGAAGAATGAAGATGTTTCATTAAATCCAAAGTCATCGCCAGGTTCAATAAGAACGTCATCTGCAGCATTGAGAACATTAACAGTTGTTCCGTGTTCATGTTCCGCAACTGCAGTATTGTCATATCCTCTGATGACATTAACGTCTTGACCGTTAATGTTCTCAACGTACATAATTTCACCGCCGATGATAATACGACCACCGACTGTAAGATCGGTGGATGCATTGACTTTGATTTTTGTAACTTTTGTGGATATTGCGCCATCGACGGTAGTTGCGTTATCGTCATTATAGTCTTGCAACGCTTTTGGAGTTGCGGTATATCTCTGTACTCTCTTAGCAGTCTTGATATTTGTACTGGTGTAGTAGTCCACATCCACTCTTTTGATAAGACCATCAGTACTGTCTGCAACAGGTCCAAACAAGTATGTTTTTGCCGTGAATCTAAGAGTATGGATAATTAATCTACGACTATCAAAACCACCCTCATATTGATCGTTCTGTGTGATACTCTCCATCACAATCGGTACATCCTTCTTTTCACCAATTGCACTAATTAAATTGATTGTAATATTGAAAGATGGTTGAAAATATGGAAGAATCTGCTCAATAATTTGAAGAGAGTCATCATTAAGTTTAGAGATAACATTCAATTCAAATGTTACATTATATGGGACAGGCATATAAACTTTTTTTACGTTCCCACCCTGATTGGCTATGAATGTCTGTGTAACACCAGTTTTTCTAGATGGATCATATTGTAGACCTGTCAACTCAAAGGAGAGTCGAGGTAATGTTAATGCAATCTCTCTATCAAGATTTGGTTGTTGTTGAATTCTTGCTAAAAACTTCTGAATAGGTCCATATGCAAGTGGAACTTTCAAGTTGCTGAAACTTGTTCCACTCGCATCGCGGTGTCGAATATTAATATCATTAAAGAGAGTACCGAAACCGATGACTGTCTTTCTTAATATTTCATGATAGAAGTAAGTGCCTAACATTTCAAGTATTTTCTAACTATTTAGAAAGTACCGAACGGGTTCCTCTCTGAGAAGTCTAATAAGTTATCAGCCTCAGTCTCAAATTCTGCATTATCATTATACTGATTCGCTTGATATAGATCATCATTAGGGAAATCTGTTGGTGTGTCATAACTAACAGACTTGATGATATACGTTGCACCAGATTCTTGTCCGATAATTTTACCGCCGACTGGGAATTCCATCGCACTCAACATGTTGATGTCCAGAGTGTTAGAACTCGCGTCCCAAACCTTAACTCTTGCGGTAACATCACCAACAGATACAGTTTCATTAAAGACATAGTTTCCGGTGGCAATTGTTGTTGCAGCACCAATCGTGACAGTGACGTTTTGACCAGCCGTGTATCCAGTACCAGCGTTGGATAGTCGAACTGCACTGATTGTACCTCCAACCATAACAACTTCACCAGTTGCAGTGGTGCCAGATGTTGGTGCAGAGAATGTGACTGTAGGTGATGTTGTATAACCAGAACCACCACTTGTAATTGTAACAATACCGACCGCACCTAAAGTTGTAATGCCAGCAGTGGCGATACCAGAACCACTGACACTAACAGTCGGGATACCAGTGTACCCACTACCAGGGTTTAAGATTAAAATCCTATCGATAGACTGACCAGTGGCAATACCAGACCTTTCGGTCATGATAGCTACCGCAGTTGCATCAGTTCCAGGAGATGTGCTAATAGATACGGTGGGAGCAGTTGTATAACCATATCCATCATCTTCTACAAAAATTTGATTGACTGCATTGAATACAACTCCAGTATTAGCTGTTGCATTACTACCAACTTGTGAAAGAATGAGTCGTGCAAAGTATCCTTCGGTTTGAACGACTTGATCAATTACAGATACATCAGTATCAATAACTTCATCTTCATATTCAAATAGTTCACAATTAAGTTGATAAACATATGTTTGATTCAGTTGGTAGAAGGGTTTTTCATGTTCTACAAACTTGATTTCAAATAGTCTTTTACCCAGTGGGAAGAAAATCAAATCACCTTCCTTAGGGCGAGTAAGTTCGTACTCATCTTGTTCTTTTAAGAATGGTGCAATAGCTTCTTCAAATCTTTCTTTTGAAATAACAAAATTTGCTTCATCAACATTACGGATACCGAACTTAGTTAAAAGTTCTCCCTGACCTGCATATCCATCAGTATTCATTAAATAAGTTTCCAATGGAAAAGCCTGATCAAATCTAGACTCAATCACTTCTTTCATGATTGTTTTAGAAGTCATCAACTTTCTGGGAATGTAATGGCATTCAATGCCATACATCCTCAACTGTTCATTGATTAGGTCTTGAACTAGACCTTGTTCCCCTTGGGAACCCTGTAGGAAAAAAGGATTTAACATTACCCGATCATATCAAGGGGAGGCATTTCATATGTTGATGGCATCTTAGATTCAATTGTTTCCAATTCCTTTACACCATCATCATATATTTGTCTTCCATTCAGTTGAACACCACCAGGAAGTTGAACACCCTGGAATTTGATCAAGTTCATACCCCACTGTTTCTTACACAATGCAGTGAAGTATTTCTTCAAGAATGGTGCATTATATACACGAGTAAAATCATTCGGATCAAGAATTCTAAAACAGTCAATCACTAAGTAATCTCCTGCGGTCAACTGTGCCCAATCAACATCAACATAAAGCCTATCTTGACGAATGTTGAAACGATATCTTACTTCTGGATTCAATAAGTGTGTGATATCTTCAAGATAAGTTTGAACCATTGTATATTGAAGTAAGTCAATAGATTGGAAATTATAGACATCATTCAGGAACAATTGATATTTGATATTGAAAAGTCCATCATATACAGTGTCGGATCGAACTCTAAGAATCGTGTTAACACCAATGACAGATGGTGGAATTTCGATATAGTTACTATTCTCTTCCAGAGAGAACGTTACGGCGGTGCCTACGATGGTTGAAGTAGTACTTGTGGTGGTAATACCCGCCGCACTACTATTACCCCTGGCACGTCCCCTATTGATGTCATCCTCAGTAATTTTATATTTGAGGTACATTCTCTCAATACCGTCATAATGACGTTCTTGATACATTTGAACAGCATCGTCTAACAGGTCTTGAAACTGTTCGTCAGCTACGTTGATTTCTAGAACAGGATAACCTAATTGTCTTTTGGCATAATCAATTAAACCTTGTCTTGAACTTGGTTGAGCCATTCATCTACCTCTTAAGTCGAAATTCCTGCCCTGACAATGATGTTACCTTCAATCACTTTAAAGAAGGTAGAACCAGAACTTACATTTACGTCGTAGAGGTATCTGCCCTCTTCCAAACTTCTGGTTTCTGTAGAACCCATTGAAATGGTGATTCTACCACTATCACCTCCCAGTCCCACGGTAAAAGTGTTTGCTGTTCCAATTACAGACTTCTTCATGTTACTGGTTCCTGTATAACCAGTGAAGTTAATGCTAGAACCTGCAGAGGTTTTTACCGTGAAGACTGCATCAAAATCTGCGCCAGAGAAAATGGTCAGATTAGATCCAAAGGGAACGGCAACTTCTGGGTCAAATGTAATTACCTTCTGTGCCATTTTTTCTAACTATTTAGTTTTTGTACGATAGAAGACAACATATCTTTGATATCTCCAATATCACTCTTTACATTGTCAAGTTCTTCTTTCATTGTATCAAACTCAGAATTTTTCTTTTCCAAGGTTTCTTTTCTAGCCATGTAGTTTTCATAAGCAGATCGATCTCTATTGATAATCGCTTGAGTGTTAGGGTCTCGGGCTAAATCCGAATGACCCTCTACTTTGATATAATCAGACATTATGCAAGTGCAATAGCGCGGAGGTCTTTGATGTATGGTGGTTCAGCCTGATTCGTTCCAACCATATCAATCTTGATTTGGAACTTAGTGAATCTAGGAATACTTCCTGTAGTAAAGTCATAATCTTTATAACCAAAGTCTGTGCTTGGTGTTGTCAAAGAATCGGGTAAACCATTACTTGCGGAGGAGTTGAGAACAGTTCCACCTTGAGTAAAGTTACCTGTACCGGGGAAAGGTGTAAAGTTAACGTTCATTGAGTTCTCAGTAGAACCCTCACTCAAAGTCTTAAAGAACACTCTGATGTCTGAAGAATTTCTTCTGTATGCGGCGAAACTAACTTTAATCTCACTAGCAGGATTCTCCAGAACGATGAGTTTGGAGACATATGTAGAAGCGCAAGGATCTTGCCCAGTTATCCTTACGTTAGGATCGGTTGCAAAGTTACTTACAGGGCTGTTGATTCTGTTAGTTGTCAAACAAACGTTGACTCTATCAAGATCGATAACAGGAGATACATTAAAATCAGTTGTTACCATAATATGTTCCAATGTGAACGACTTGTTCGCAGGAAGTGTGTCTAATTGCTCTATTTCATTGATCTCAGAAGCAATCATTCTTGGAGTATCAAAATGATTTTGTCCACCAAGATCGATTGACTGGAATCCTTGATCAATGAAAGATTCTTCAGAACCATCTACACTGGTTGCAGAAATTGTTCTAGCTCTTCCAGATACCGAAGTTCCGGGAGGAGTGAGAATTTGAACATTAGGTGTGATAGTTTCAAACTGAATGTTCTGAGTAGCTGTGACATCACCACCACCAGACTGTTTAGTAGAAGTGAAGAATCTGTCGGGTAAACTAGAGTTACTTCTATCAGTTCCATTGGAACTCATATCCAGTTTAATATGATAGTAATCTAAATCTTTTTCATCTGGAACAGTTACATTTGGATTGTTCATGTCATGAACTTTATTAATTCTTCTCAAAGAAATACCACCAAATTCATATTTTTTGACTTCAGTGCCAGAATCATATGAGAAAGAACCAGAGTCGTCTACACCTCTGGTTGTGATACCAGTGATAGAACCAGAAGCGGTTCCAGTGTATGCG